AATTTAGAGGCTTGGTGTGCTGTTTCGCTCCGAAGTTTGAGGACTGTTAGTAGCCTTTCGGAGCCTGTTAGCTGGAGGCGAATGATGTCTTTTGCGAAGTGACTTTTTCAATATAGCACAACTACTATGCTTGCGGCGCTCCCTCTTGAGGAGGATATTGCTCAGCTTGTCCCTCTGGTGGTGCAGGAGGCATCTGAGCAGCTTGAATTTGCGCTTGTAACTGCATGACTTGACTTTGCTTCTCAAGTTCTTTCTGAATTTCAGCTTTGAGTGCATCCTCTTGTTTCTTAGCTTTTTCTTCTTCGTCAAGCGAAGGCAGTCCAAGGTTCTTACGGATAAGGCTAAGTACTTCAACATCATCGGCAGGAATGATACCAGACGCAATGAGGGAAGTGATGGTGCTGAGACGACCGTTCACTGTTGCTTGGTCTTCTTCGACATCGAATACAAACTCGCCCCAATCTTCGCTGAACCAACTTGAAGGGAAATTGTCATGCAGCAAGCCACGAATCATTTTATGAATAATTTCGTGCTTGAGTGTAGTTGTTAATGCAAAAATTGTCGAGTCAAAGGTCATCTTGAAATTTTGACCAAAACCGTTATTACCTAGATTTGTCGTGCCTGAGCCGCTATTAACGTCAAAAATGCCTGAAGGTATGGCGAAACTTGATTGGATGCCTCTGTCGATGTATTCTAGCGCTTTGAAGTGATTTTCGCTGGTGTTTTGTATTTGGATGCGGCTAAGTTCAACGTCGTTATCGGTAACAATGAATCCACGTTTTTGAATGTCTTTTAGTTGGTGCGAAAGAGCAGCTTGTTTTGTCAGTTGAAGTGGTTTGCCTTTCGAGTCTTTTTTGACGTTGCCTTGGGTGTCAACCATTGTGGTCGTACCGTTGTTGGGTGTTTTTGCCCAGAGTAGACCTTCGCTATCGTTTTTGATGCGGAGTGCTAGATGTGTGAGGATTACTTTTTTTAATTTGTAATAATTCAGGGCGCTCAAGCCGTCTCCAATACCCCAAACTGCTGTGCGGTCGAATGCACAACCTGAATTATTTGTGATATGGAGAACCTTTTGATAAGGAATCTTTACAATCTTACCTCCCCCGTTATCATACTCAACCCACTCTATCTTTCCTGCAACTTTCGATGACTTGCCAAAACTAATTATTCTCTCAGGGTCGAGGACATTTATATTGCCTATTCTCCATTGACCTCTGTAGCCTCTCAACTTAGACGATTTTGTAAATTCTGCCACAGCCAGACCATGTAAAATGACTGAACTGAACATTTGAAATATAATTTTCTTAAAGCTTTTTGGTAATGTTCTTAAGTTTGAGTTTATAAATTCTTCTATCTCGCGTTTGTTGTGAGAGTATTCTCCAAATGAAGATGTACATCGTAAAGCCTTGAAAGACAAACACTGAGAGGCTATTGGGTCTTTTTGAGACATTTGAGCCATCTCTTTTATCGGAGGTCTATCAGCTATGTCAGGGTGTGTGATAGCGGCATGAGCCTCAGCAGTCAAGCTATTTATCTCTACGCTATACATTCCTTGCGCCCCAGCATTCATCGGAACGGGAACGTTGGCAAATAAAAGCTCACTATCGAGGTCAAGGTTTAATTGTACGGCTTCTGCTTCGAGAGGCATTTTAGTCTTATATAAAAGTGTTATGTCTATTGTAACCCACTACGCATGGGATAGTTTTTCTTCTGGGGTAGCATAACGCCACTCTGACCATTTAGGTTGAGTAGATTTTACTCTGTTTGATAATACACAAGGACACATATTCATTACTTTAGCTCCGAGTCTTCCTGATTCATAATAATTTCCATTTATTACAACAGCCATACTTCTCCAATTATTTTTACCACTAATCTTCTCTAAGGTTTCCTTAGATTTAAGCTTGCCGAGTTTTGCTATATGCTCTGGACTAAGTTTTCTACCTTTTTTCGCTTCGCTTAGTTTCTTTTTATGTTCATCACTAAATTTCCTGCCTCTATTTGAGTTTATAAAGGCTTCTCTGTGTTTTTCACTAAGCTTTTTACCTCTAACTCCAATACCTCCCCTACCTCCATTTTTCATATTGTAAGTATCTGGACGTTTAACAAACTCTTCTGTTACCATCTCAGCTTCAGCAAAATAAGCGTCCTCAGAACAAGAAAATTTAGCTAATGTGATTCTTACGAAATTTTTTCTGCCGTATTTTTTCACAGCCAACTGTAAAGCATCCCCACTTCCGATATAACACTTAGACTTAGACGTATTTTGAACTTTATGTACTCCAACATAAATTTTGCCATTACAAACGTTCGTAGTTTGGTATAAAATCCAAGTCTCAGTCATTGCACATATCCTCATATCCATGTATAATAAATATAGTATAACACACCTATGAGCATAATATGCGTCCCGACAAAAGTAAAAGACTAAATTGTAATATGTCAGCTAAACGAATCGAAAAACTTCGCAAGTATGCCGAGTCAAAAGATAAGGATATGACAAGTATCATAGAAGATTTGATTGATTCCCTCCCCAACGTAGAATAATGCCCGACTTCACCTTCCCCGTAGTATCAGGTCATGATTTCCTCGCCCCTCGTAACCAAGTAGGAAAACCTTTCGAGACTTTGTTTGCGGCTGAGGACAATGACAAACATTTTTCGCTTAACGGAACTTTTGATAAATTTTTCCCGCTATATTCCCTCACCAACATCATCGGTGCATCTACCTCGTACCGTCCAAAAATCTCACTTATAAATCGTCTCGGCACTGAAACTCAACTCACAGGCTCCGTCACACCCCAAATTTTTAAAGAAAAAATCAACCGCCGAGAAGTGGGTCGAAAAAGTGAAATCCATCCAACATTAGGCAATCAGGGGCTTGCCGTTAACCGCATCTATTACAGAGAGTTCCTAATACCTAAATTTGACCCCAAATATTCGCTAATTATAGATAGCAAGTTCATTACCAACACAATCCAAAAACCAGCAGACCAGTTTACCGACCTCGGCGCAACCCCTAGCAGCGTCTTTGAGCCATTTGCTAAAGGAAGTCTAGTAAAGTATGCCAACGCTTATTACAGATGCCTAGAGCCTACTAAAGCTTACCCAAACAAAGATAGTCCTAACTGGCAACCTATATCTGAATTACAATCAGTATTCACGGCTGACATTTACGGCATTTTTGGCAGCAACGTGCAATTTTTGCAAACTTACAGCGAAGACCGCACTTTTCGACCTGAGCAGCAAGATACTTCTCTGGTTACATATAATGTTTCGTGTTTTTATGGTTAGTTGTGTTATATTAAAAAAGCGAGTAGAGTGACGCGGTTTCATGTCAGCCTCATAAGCTGAAGACGGTATTGGTTCGACTCCATACAACTCGCTTAACCGTTAATAACAATATTTTCCCGCACATCATCTGTAAACCCAACGGGAAATAAAGTTGGCTCTTGACTCAGCCTTAGTTTTTGTTCTGGATTAGGTGACAGCACTAAAATCGATTCAGTATCACTTGCAGCAATCGGTCTGTACCCAATATTAAAGCTACTAACACTATCCCCACTCATAGCTCCTAGAATTTGCGAATAAACAGCTATGTAGCCATTTTGCTTGGTATTTGGGTTAGTGTCATCCTGCGAACTAAAACTAGGCGCTAAGCTGAAGCTGGGCTGTGCTGGTGCAACGCTATTATCGTAAAATCTATCGGCAGAAGAAGAACTAGTACCTATACGTTCTGGGTTGACTTGATAGTAGTAGCAACCTTCGTGCGAAAAAAGTGGCGGCATTGAGTATCGTAAAACGAAGCTGAACTCTCCTCGACGAATAGGAAAATATCCAGTCTCAGGATTAACAGGCGCATCCCAAGTAGTTTGAATTTGGTTTGGTGCAGTTTTTACTAAAGCCCCATAAGGCGCACTACCGTCTACAAACAATGTTGAAGGAAGCTCAGTCCCAAATGCTCGACTGACAAAGTAAGTATATTGATTTTTAGTTAATGGATAATAATCCTGAATTTTGCCATAAGTCCACCAGTTTTTGTATTGCCACTCGTAGCTCACACCCCTTTTTCCGACCGTACTCTTAATTTCGTAAGGATGTTCAATTTTTCCTTCTGCCATGCCCATATCAAGGCGCAAAAGCGAAGAACCTTCCTTAGAAGCCGCTAAAACTCCCCAAGCATTAGGACGAATCACATTGGATTGCTGATTATATTTCTGTAAACTGAATCGCGCTAAATCTGTTCCGTAGTCTGGAGATTGCCTTGGTGAAAACAGAAAATAATTAGTGTTACCAACGTAAGTTGCTTCCGAATTACATATTTCAGTAATCTTCTTTTCTACCAACTGATTGCTTGACATTTCAGGACGTAAAGTTAGGTCAAGAGAATAATTGGACTTTCTTTTCTGTACAAGCACAGCGCTATCGTCAAATGCCTCTTGGTCAAACTCTACCGATGCACTTCGAGTACGTTTTTTTAATACTGATTGACCACGACACCACGTAAATGAATATGTCGGAGTGCAACTATATGAAGTTACAGTGACTGAGTTGCCGCCCACACCATTAGAGATTCGCTTGTATCGACTATCGCTGGTAGGTGCTACTCCATAGACAGGTATGCGGTCTTCTGGGTCAATTATCATGCAACTCCAAATACCACCTCCCAAATAGGTCAAATTATCTAGAGAGAAGTTCGACTTGAAGCACTGAGGTAGTCCTGTAGCATCTAAGTCAAGCTGATAAGTCTGACGCTCTGTAATTGGCGTAGAACCACCATAAGGTGCAATGTCAGCGTTATCGATTGTAACAAGAGTCCATTCGACTTCTTTAAGTCCATTTTGCTTATCTTTGACCGATTTTACATAGGCTAAATGAACACTCCAACCTCCACGATTGGCAGAATTAGCAGAGACGTATGCTTTTATTTGAGTCTGGTAGCTAGAAGAGAAGAAAGTGAAGATTGGCTCGTTACTGCCTCTCAAATCTTCGTCAATGTAAACTGAGAAATAATTTATTAAGTCTCCACTTGTCGTAGGGAATTTGACAGGGGCTGGTATAGGAAATTTAGCTAATACAGCAGTCCGTTCTAAATTACTCTGGGAGGTTTTTAATCTAGCCGTTACTGTTTCTAGGGATAATTGGTCAAGCCGCCTAACTGTCACCAATTTAAAGAGAGATTCAAAACCAACTCTTTGCTTGGTTTTACGCTGTACTTTATTGTCAGTTGTGGATTGGTTTGATACGAGAATCCACTCCTGAGATTCCGAGTCTTGCAAATAGACACGACCCGCATTATCCCTTTTAACAAATCTTGCCATCTAAAAATTTACAAAATGCTGAAAATTAAAGCTAAAGCCTCCGTACTGACCAAGGTGTGCATCCTGTTGACTGCGCCAAGCACTCGCAGGAATCTTTTTACGTGTAACACCTCCTGCATCAAGGAAGCTGTTTTCATCTAAAGGTCTTTGACCGTTTCTAGGAGCTTGTTGTTTTGTCATTCCTCTTCCTACAGACTGAGACGCAAGCACTTCCTGACGATTCAGGCTAGGGGGAGCATTCTGTACAATTGCTGCTCTTTGGTCGCGAGTTACAGCCAAATGTGAAGAATTTATAGGCTGATTGCCCCAAGTTGGCACGTTGGGTTGCTGAGGCTTAAATGCTTGACGTAGTTGAGAGGCTTTAGCCCCAATAGTAGATGTAGGTAGCATAGTGTTATTAGTTAGTTGACAATGGAAGTGAGGGAGGAGTGAAATTTATATTATAACGTGGAGCGCCGTAGGTTATACGAAATCCAGTCATGTACCCTGAAAAATTCGTGATGGCATACCCCAGATTAATAGTCTCAGTCCAGTTCATGTCTGTATTTTTGAGCTTGTCCTTGAGTTCACCTTCTACATATAATTTTGTAGATTTTGTAGCTGAGGAATTGACCAGCGCAACGTGAAACCACTGCTTAGCCTCAATTTCAGCAATAACTGGCTGAGTGTAATTTGGTTGACCTTTATAACACCTTAAAGTCGCCTCGTCATTAAAAGCAAAAATCTTAGGTGAGGTGCTACCACTGGAAAGGATTCCTTGCAAGATACTGTTTGATGAATATGTACCACTTGAAGAGGTTACATCACCTACTGTAAGCTCAGGAGTATACTCAATTGCATCAACCACATCTCCAATCGAGATATTGTTACTACGAGTGAATAATCCCGAAACTGCACGAACACTCGTATTGAACGTATCAGATAGCGAGGTGTAAACGCGATACCCAATAGCATTTTTAAGCTTTTGCCATTCCGCCACAAATCCTTTTTCTGCCTTAACTCTATTGGACGCTACAACTGGTGATTCTAATGCTGAATTTGTAGTAACTGAAATACTGGTCACATCACCTACTAAAGCGTTATCAAATCCATCTATCTTTTTGGAAAAGTCACTCGTATTCGAGATGTCTACTAAATAATCGGTAGCTCCATCAACCTCACTCCAACTAATATTAAATGAAGTCGGTGTAACATCAGATGCAGGGCTTGCAACAGGGGAAGAAAGAGAGAATGTGGTAAGCGAGGATAAATAGATATAGAACTCGATGCAATAGTCCTGATTGGCGCTCAGGGGCTGCTGAAGATTTGCTACAAGGCTAGAACCCTGACCCGTAAACTTCATGGACTTCAATAATCCTGTTGGATAAGTATCATTACTTACTGAGACATTATTGACTGCAATTGAGCATTCGTACTGGCTCTCATCAACAATATTTGTTCCTGTGGGTTGTAGCAGAAGTAGTGTTTGGTTATAGTATGGGTCTGGGATATAGGCAGGAACCACAGCAGTTCGAGTCAATACGTTGGACGCTTGATTAGGCGTTCCAATTGCAGAGTTGACAGTATTAGCTAAAACTGCTAAGCTAAAATCTCCGCTTGCGTTAGCTTGCACTTCAAAATTGAAAACGTTGTTATTACTTGCTTTTATTAATCCTCCTACAACACAGTTAGTGAGAGTGAGGGCATCAAGCCCGAACG